GTTCCATTGGTTGCAGTCAAACCATGGGTAAGAGACATTGAACTTGCTTGTATCTGACCAGCAGTCAAACCATGGACAAGAGACATTGAAAAACCAGTAATGTGTTTATCAAATACTGCAACACCCGTTGATCTAAATGTGCCTGTAGTAATACCCTGACTAACAACAGATGTTGATGTAATACCTCCAATGACAGCATACGGACCTGCCATATTATCGAAGAAGAAATTACTCGCTGTCAGAGTTGATACAAATGCTCTACTTGCTGTGATTCCCGCAGTTGATGTAATTGGTCCAAAAATATCTACGGATGAACCTGATGCGAATGTGAATTTGGAACTGTTAAATGTGACACCACCGTCAGAACCATCACCAAGTGTTTTTGAATTAGTCCTGAAAAGATTTCTATTTGTGACTCCAAGACTTTGTGCCATATCATAACGAATATAGCGGTCATCGTGTTGATGTCCAGTCAAAATTCTGGCTCTCATTCCACGCAAACCACGAATGATCCAATTTACAGACAAATAATCTGGCATCGAATCAAAGGGCTGTCCTTGTGCCCCAACTGGACCCTCTGCGGTAAATATATTATCTGCACCAGAATCAGTTTGAGTGTCAGTTAAATATCCCCCTGCTGCGGTAATTCCACCTGTTATCTGAAGAGAACCGATTGGTCCACTAGTTGTTCCTAATCCAGACAATTTTCTCAACCTATGGGAGTGTGCTGGAATATTATTTTCAATAAGTGTCTTAAGATTCGATCCTCCAAAATCCCCAATCTTTATATTTGGGTATAGAGAATTTAGCGATGTGGAGGTTAGTCCCCTCGTAGATCCAACAAGAACTCTTCTACGAATATCGGGAAGGAAGAATGTGCTTGTGAAAGTTGCATCTGTTCTTCCGGTGACAATAAATCCAGTTGCCCCAGTTCCACCCACAAAGTTCTTGAATGTCACTATATTGTTCTGAACTGCACTGACATAAGTATCAACAGAAGCGTTTGTAAGACCGCTAGAAACAGACTGAACCCGAACTGCGTCATTTACAGATAAATTTCTTGTTCCGCCATCCATGCTTACCTGGATATCTCTCAATCCACCAGTAAGTGCATTTGATGTCACCCCCTGTGCATAAAACTCCTGACCAATGATATTGTACAAATCTGTCCAGTCTGTTACCTTCAATCTATTGCCATCACAAAGTAACCAACCAGTAGGAATTTGCGCTGTGGGGCCAACAAACGGAGAAATCACACCAACAGGTTGGAAACCATCAATGTCGATCATATCTGTTGGTTCAAACAGAATCTCCCCTTGATATGCTCTCACATATCCATTGTCACTACCGAGTGCTTGGAAAATTGGCTTTCTTACCCCGTTGATTGGAATTTGATTTGGTCCTGGACTATCAGGATCAAGAACTAATCTACCGGCACTTCCAGTTGCACTTAGATAATAGGTACTTCCGGTGACAAGAGGAAGAAGTGAAGCAATTGATCCCGTAGATCCTGCAAGCCCGCTGATGAATCCCTCTGTGACTACACAGAAATTATTTGGATCATTTACGACACTAACCATTCCGATTGCTTCTGCATTTGCAGGGGTATCGGCTTTTGCACCAGTAAATCCAATCGAACCAGAACCAATTGTACGAATTACGTCACCAACTCTAAGTCCATGGTTGGTTATCGTATAGCACTTAACAATTGATTGAGTTTCAATCCAATCACTACTGATCTTTCCAGATGCAAGTGCGACTGGAATTTGCCATGGAGTGGACGCTGTAACAGCATGTGCACCATCAACCATGTCAACATTCAATCCTTGGGCAAAATTAAAAACCGTGTTATTGGATGATGCCGACCCAGTAACTGAAACTGTAGTGTATGAAGATCCCGACGCAGACGGCCAAACAATGAATTGTGTTCTTGCCGGACCTGTTCTACCGTGTGGTTTAAATCCAAACTCAAGAGGTTGATATTGACCTGTACCGCCTAGATCCTGTGAGTTTCTTTTTGTTATGCTCCAATACCCATGCTGTTCATTGAGATTTGTTGAAAATGATGTTTGGCCGAGACCACCAATTCGTATCGTTGCCTCCCCTGTTTGACCAACAAAATGAAACTTGTTGTTAAATTCATTGACTGTAGAAGAAGAAGGATATCCATACGAAAAGAATTTCGAAGAAACAACACCAGCAGTTGATCCGCTTACACCAAGGTTTACTGGAAATCCTGAAGGTCCAAGCGATATAAATGCATTATATGCAGAATCCCAAACGAAAAATTTATCACTTTGCGATCCACGAATCCGAATACCAGATTGGTCAAGTTGAGTGTCCGGTAGGAATGCTTCTGCAATTGTCGGTTGAGAAACAATACTGAAGTCAAAATTGGTTCCAGTCAGACTGATTCTACCGAGAATGTCAATGTCCGATGCTCCACCGAGTGTGAAGTTGTGAAGGTTCAGAGATGATGTAAGTCCTCCATATGTAATAGAACTAATCTTACCTCTAGTCGTAAAACCAGCAGTATTCCCTTCACCTGGGTTATAGTAGAAAAAATCTTTTCCTTGGTAAAACGATTCCAATTGACCATAAGTTGTGCCTGTAACGGAAACACCAACAAGCCTAGCATATGACAATTCAATTAGTCTATCTTCGATTCTCAAGTCATTTGAATCTAGATTTGATGCTGTACCTGCGATAATAAAATTACCATTAACTGTGATGTCGCCATTGAAAGAAAATCCATTTGGCAAATAAACCGTGGGTGGTAGAATTCGATCTGCCGAAATTTTCTTTGGGGTTCCTGCTCCGGTATTGAGTGTTGTATCTGAATTATCACTAACTACAATCCAATCATCGTTTGCCAAAAAGGATGCACTTGGTCTTGATGATACAATAGCATTATCATATCCCGACGGATCGACAGTCGGAAGAGAGGACATATCAACTTGAACAGTTCCACGATTATAGTTAATACTCCCAACACCTATACCTGGACCAGGAACAACTCTGATATTAAAAATTCCTGATGTGCAACTCGGAGTAAATCCCGTGAGTCCACTTGTGGTTCCAAGGGAAATATCATAAATTTGAACTGGATTAATAGCACTGATGATTTGATTCGTTCTGTCGTACCAGGTATAAAATGTGTCTGACAGAATAAGTGATTGTATATTAACTAAATTACAGGACATTATTGTCTTTTCCTAAGTTCATCGATTACTGATCGGAGTTCAGATACTTCAAGTTCTAGCCTATTTAGTCGGTTTTTTTCTATTTCTTTTCGCCTCTTTTTTTCCTCATATTCTTTTATAGCAATTATGTCAGTTGACAATATTGCTCCCGTTTTAGTATCACGAACGAGTTTGCTGTTCTTTACAGGAATTTTCATGTGGCAACCATTCTGAGGTTCTTGATTCTTGGAAGTACTCTCTGATCATTTGAGTACATAACAATTTTTAATGAGAAGGCTCTGAATTGTGATAATCCAAGACCGACACTTGTATATGTAACCTCACGGAAATCATTTTCATTCTGTGAATATGCAGAATCTGTAGTTGTAAGTTGAGTATATCCAATATTTCCAAATACGCCCTCACCTACAGGTAGAGGCCGGACAAAAACCTGAATTCTAGAGTCATAAGGATTGCAGAGAGAAAGTTGAACATGCAAATTGTTTGCTTCAAATCCACTCTCAAGTACTACTTGTTTCGTGATATATCTCGATTCACTTGGAGCAGTCGCACCATAATTTGTTGAAAGCAATTCATTATTCTGTGAGAGTGTGTAGTTGTTGTTTATTTTGTTACCAACAATAAGATAGTGTGAAGTTTCAGCGTCAAACAATGGAGACACATAGGCATTTCCTATCATATCAACTTTAATTTCTGAGAATTTTCCCACACCTTTAGACCTTGTAGAAATATTTAAAGGTCTATCGATATTCTTGTTTGGCTGTGTGGAGATAAACGAACTACTAAGATCTGATAGCAAACCCTTCTCACTAAAAGAGATTGATGTGTTTGATGGATTTATGTAATTCATCTGTAGTCGCATCAAATCAAAGTTCGTTGCTGTCCCATAGTTTTCAGTTTTGTTCTGTAATTTAATATATCCAGAATTAGGAGAGAACTTGCAAAGATAAACAGAGAACTTTATGCAATCTGTATCTTTTTTCGTTATACTTCCTGTATTTTGTGGCTGAAACAAACTGTTTATTGAAGGTTGCTTGGTTGCCTTTCTAATCGGATCGAATTCCTCAACACGGATAATATCTTCCCCAATTGTAGATCCAAATACAGCATATTGACTACTATTTGTACTCAAAGAAATTGCATATTCATTTCCTGGTAGCAAGTAAATTGGACTTGAGAAAGAAAACTGCGTTTCATTTGAACCATCAGAACTAGTTGTTATGTCAGAGGGATACAAAGTTTTCGTCCCAAAGGGGATGACCTTTGAAGGATGGGGGTATCCGTTTTGTGTTGGTTTCAACATTAGAGTGATCGGAGTGTTGTTATCGTCTGAGTGTTTACTCAAGAAAGAAACACCAATATTTTTTACAAATACTCCATCTGGATACTTAACTGGATCTACGAAGAATGTTTGACTTAATGGTTCAGTATAACCAAAGAAATCAGTTGACAATAATTCAGTTAAACTAGATTGTATTTTGTTGGTCTTTACAGATCTTCTACGAACTATTGCGGGGCGAGTTGATAGTAAATTATCATCAGATAGTGTATCAATAGTTCCGGATACATTAAAGATTGCATCTGCTCCCATAGTTGCATCTGTTACCGAGTTCGATTGACTGTCTGTGATTCTAAACAAACGACGGCCTGTAAGGAAATTTTGTCTTGGATCTTGATCCATGATATATCTAAGATTATTCACTTCACCATTTGGCGATGTCAATTGTGAATCGCCCGTGCAATATGCAGTAATGTCTATGTCATCCACAAACACATAGAACTTGGTATTTGGTTTGAGACCTTTCGCATTAAGACGAATTTCATTATCTCTTGTGTAAGGAACAATATCTTTACGGATCACACGGGTGTTGGTTCTCCTACGAATACCCTCAGGGACACTGGATTTAAATGTATTTCCAAGATTAAAACCTCTAATACCAGCGACCAATGAATTTTTCGTATCTATTAGATTTTGTTTTGTTGTCACTTCATTTGAAGTTTCACGACCATACCAAATAGATTCCCAGAAATTCCATTGACTATTAAATCCTATACCCTCTTGCCAAGAGTCGTTTTCACCACCAACATTAACCTTAACTGATGGGGTTAGACCTGTACTGAACCAGAAATCATTTGACGGCGAAAGTTCAAGAGTTCCGAGATAGTTGAAAACACTCGATGGATTCACAACGAATGAACGAGTTGCAAGAGGTTGAACTATCTCAGCCGATGTTGTATAATCAAGTGTAATTATACCGTTTGGTGAAACAACAACTCCAGAAGACTCAATTGGTCCCGTAACACCAAAAACTCTTGACTCAAATGTTGGTCGCAGTTCGTTATTTTCAAAATCAATCGATGCAGCGTACATGGGATCAACCACATCACTGATGTTATGACCTTTAAATTGATCGACCAAAATTCCTTTCTTAGGAATCTCGATATCGTTTTCATCTACAATTGATATCGCCTTTGCTTCTTGCTCAAGAAGTGAGAGTGTAGTATAATACTCTACTGCTTCCATTCTCTTCTCAATCTCTCCTATATCTCTCATAGTGTAGCGTTTGTTTTCAATAAAACGAACTGATAAATCCTTATTGTTAATTGTAAATGGATTGACAGTCACAGAGTAGAGAGTCATAGCATTAGGATTATCTGAAGGATATTGCCCATCGATTGTTGGAGTTCCTTTGATGACTCGGAACTTTCTATCTCTATCTAATACTATTTTGTCTGTCCTTGAAAGATAGTGCTTATATGTAAACAATTGATCATTTGCTGCTGTATTAACCGGAAACCAAGGAAAACCAACAACTCCAGCCGTAACGCCAGTAGTTCCACGATCAGGACGGAAATCAATTGTATCTCGCAAATCGTACAATTCTCCTGTGGTTTTGCTCACATAACTTGGTATATCACTATAGTTCAAAGAAGAATATGAATCGACAGTAAATGGTCCTCGATTTGAAGATCTCTCAAATCTCTTAATTGTGGCTGAGTATGGTCCTGTTATACCTGATACCCCTTTACGAAGAATCATTCTAGACCAATCATAAATATTGTCTCTCTGTCCATCATCGAATGTAAAAAATTGCTTAATTTGTTGATTTGCAGATCCATCTTTGGTTCCGGTTAGAGAAATTACATCAAAAACATCTACTCTACCAGCAAGATAAAGGACGTTATTTCCATAGATGTCACTTGTAATTCCCGAATACTGCGTTGTAAAACCTCCAAGAGTCGGTCCAATATTTTCTGTAATAACAGTCTTTGATCTTCGAAGATTAGTTATCTCCTGAATATCAATACTAGTCACAACACTAATTGGCGTTGAAGCAGTTGTTCCAAAAAGAGTTAAGTCTATTTGTGAAGTTCCGATTCTCGCAGCAGTCCCACCTAATGGTCTACCATGAATATCAAATGCGGTTATATCATTGTTTGGAAGTGTAATTATTTGTGTTGGGATTGAGAATGCTACATCGGTTGTCGTGGTTGTGTAATCGGATACATTTATAGTTCCTCTGGAAGAACCGTTGGCAGTATTCACACTAAAATTTTGTCCAGGTACGGAACTAGGCACTACATTGAAAAATCCAGCAATAGCATAGTTAGCATCATCAACACTTTTACCTCTAGTGCCTGTTGGGAATTTGTAAAGTAGGTTCCCATCCTTAATATTAATGAGACCATTAGAACCTTCTACGACAAAAGCAGAAGTTGGACCGGTGGCTGACGCATGTATACGAGTTACCTCTGTAAATGCTGCTGTAGATCCCATCTCAACATTATAAAGATATAGGTTATAAACCCCTGAACCTACATCATAAGGCTCTACCCACCGAACCCTTGCTGTACCTACTGCATTTTGCGCTTGTCCGCTCGTCCCCTTCCCCAAATAAACTAAATTCTGTTGCTTAAAATCAAATATATTTGCAAATCCAGAACCAGTTGCACCAGAGAACTTGACCCTAACATATGGGCCTACTGATCTATTAAAGTACTTATCAGTAACAGTTCTAACATGATCTGTATCACGGGCTGCATCTATAGGAATCCTCGTTAATCCTTGAGTTTCAAACTCATATCCAAAAATATATGCTTTTCCTGGCTCAAGATCTGCGAATAGATTTCCTGTTGGTCCGCCGTTTGATATGCCGGGTCCGTCTTGAATACTAAGTTCAAATGGTCTTACTGTGTAGTTACCTGACTCATCATATGTACGACGAGCCATATTGTCTTCTAGTGATGCGTAGTCTGGATATTTCTCTATCTTGACAGGAACACCATTCACTATTCTCAAGAACTCTATAAAGTCTTTTCTTGAAAAATTGTCCGTGCTACTTGTATCACTTGCAGTAAATCCGTTTTGAGTAATCAACAGATCTATCTTAAATCTGTCTGCACCTGGAGCATTGTAATTATAAGATCCAAAAGCAGGATCATTTAGAGTTAAATCGTCTTCTGATTGAACAAATGTCTTGTTAACTGAAAAACCTATTCTTGAAGTGGGATTATCATATATTCTAATTTGATTCCCCGCTGGACCTGATAATGAGTACGCTCCAACCGATTGAAAATCGTTTAAAACAAAGTATCCCTCTGTAAATCTGACCCCACGATCAACTGAAACCACTAAAGCATTTCCTGTTGGGGGTATAGTGAATGACGTTCCCGTTACACTTGCAGAAATACGAACTCCACTATTTCCTGTTCCGGAAAGAAAATCTCCCTTTGCAAAAGAGGTTCCCCCTTCGATATACTCAAAGAATACTACAGGAAATGCATCAACTGATGATCCCGTATATCCTCCTTCAGCATGAACAATTTTTGCCTTTGCTCTTGGGGTATTTGATGACGATATCGTTGAACCTATGAAGTCTTGTATGTTATTTGTTCCGGATAAGCCAGATACCCGTGCAAATCTTAGGCTATTGACTGTAATCTTACCATCAAGAACCATACTCCCTTCTTCAAAGACATGACTCCCAAATCTTTCAATTTGATTCTGTAGTATAGTCTGAATTTGCGTTAGTTCTCTAGCCTGAACTCCAAAACCAGGCCGGAACATGATTCTGAGAAACTTTTTGTCCTCATTAAAGTCATCATAGTAGGGGTCGTTGTTAAAAAGTTCTGTAGTATATGATGGCATAGTTTTTTACCTTTAAAACTCCACTATGAGTTTCATCTCTTCTCTTTGCTCTAGATTTCTAGTGATAGGTTTGATATTCTGTATGTATAGAACTTCTCCAGACATGTATCTAAGATCACTTAAGTGATTTACACTATTTACAACTCCATTTACTATCACATCGGTTCCGGATGCACCGATTCCTGCATAATCAAATGATTGACCAACCGCAACTTTTCCCTGCACTCCTACTAATTTAAGTTCACCTGTGCTTCCTGTAACATGAATCCAGTCAACAATATAACCATTTCCAGAAGTGTTTCCGATTGCAAAAGAGATGAATGTGTCTTTATTGAATGTTGTAGTGGTGAAATTTGCTCCACTTATGGTCAAATTTGTGGTTAAATCGTATGTGGAAGGTACTGATACCAATTCAGTTTCCGAAGAAAATATTTTAGCGGGACCAGTGATCCCATTTGAACCATCAAATAGCGGTTTTGTTTGTAGAACAATTTCATTGGTATTGAATAAACCACAAGAATTCTCAAGCCTCAATCTTCCAACCAAAAATGTTCCAGGCAAAATATCCCATCCATATATTTCACCGGTAGATCTCGATTGTGGAATATTTGCCTCCCGATTTCCGACTCCATGGGCATAGTTACCAATTTCATACTCACCGCCGAAGAAGGATCCTGTTACTGGAACTAATGTAAAATTAAGTAGATGTCTACCTTCAGTTCCTGCTACAATACGGTTATCAACATTGAATATTGATAGACCTCCAACATCCATTGTACCACCGGCAGAAAATGTTCCCCCGACAATATTTGTGAGAACCAGTTCATTTGTAGCAGTTTGACCTAACCTGCCATTCCTCCAAGAAACGACAGTTCCTATAGGTCCATTAATTTGTCCTGCTGTTCCACCAACAATAAATGATCCTGAAGCACCAGCCTGAACAAATTTCAACCTCGCTTGATTATTTGTCAATATTGGATTTTTTAATATTCCAATTTGTCTAAAATCATTATTGACACTAATCAAACCTCCTTCACTACGATCAAAATCTTTAACTATCATGTAGGTGGAAGCACCAAGTTCACGAACAGAGTTGGCACCATGTCCACCTACAGGTGGGATAACAGCATTAATTACATTCTTTAAATTTGAGTACTCAAGTGGAGTATTTGTTGGGAATAGTGTAGTTAGTCCCTTTGTGATGTTCAGTTCAGCAAATGTATAATTCTGTCCACCATCAACAACCTCAATACTTTGGATATATCTTGGTGACAATATGTTACAACTTCCAGTAACATCAGCAGTACCTCCAAAATTAATTCTGAAATCTGCCGTTTTTATCGTTGGATTATTTATATTGTTATACGAAGAACCATCACCATTTACAGTTATCTTCGGCTGAATGCTGAATGTGGTCTGTTTTGTTGGATCTGATGATCCAGAAACGCCTATGACTAGAGGATCTATCGTTATTTTTGCAGTTGATCCGAGCCATTCATATGAATTAATTATTCTCCTTTGACCTTGTCCAGCACCGCTGTCAAAAGAAATTACCATATCCGTATAAAATGAAGAATTCGGTGTCAACTCGGGAGATGAAACTATCACGCTAGTTGCACCAGGACCATTACTCGTCAAAATTACATTCGAACTTGATGGTAATACACATGATGGGGTAGTCACCCAATATGCTCTTGCCGCCTCCTGAATGTAAGCAAATTCCATTTTGCCATTCACAGAAGATTGCTGAACATTCCATTGTAAAATTCTGTCATCATTTGGCTTCAAAAACTGAACATATTCAACAGGCATGTAACCTATAGAACCAACACGACTTTTGGTTAAGAACTTCCTCTTGCTTTCAGGTATATTGTATAAAAATTTCCATCGATATCCATCTGCTAATTTTCGCACGACTGAATCTGTATGGGTTGGTGGTGTAAGCGAAGCAGAACCAAGATTATTATCAATACAGACATACACTCTTTCCTCATCCACTAATGCATAAAAATTTGCCGGACTAACATCATCAAATAAATCTATAGTGTTTCTGTATGCGGTGTAAACTTCTCCCACGGTCCAATCTATTCTAGGTACAACTAATGAAACATCATCCCTATTAATTCGTTTTGCAGCAATAAGCCCTCGCCAAAAATCGATGTCATTCGTAACTGTATCGAGTGCAGAGACCGGAGTATCTCCAGTTCCTCTAACACCACCCCAAGAGGTTATTTTTCCAATGCATAAGTAGAAATTCTGGTTAGAGATATCACTGAATTGATCCAGAACAGTATCTGCTATGAATCTTCTATGACTTTGACGAAATGGGTCGCAACTTGATGACATATCTCTCCTATTTAGACTGGTTTATACTGCTATTAAGATCCGGGTGGGGCTGAGTAAGCACAAACTATACGATCTCCTATGCCCTGAATTACTTTTCCGCTACCATTAACAATATCTACACTTATATTAAAATTGCCATTTCCCACATTTGAAAATTGAGTTGTTGTTGAATTTAGGTTGACTAACTGAACAACACCACCATCAGGATTGTTAGCGGCCAATACACCTGACAATCTAACTCTAATTTTAGACAACCCATCAACACCAAACCTAATAAGGTTTTCATAATTTGCTATCGTCCAGTTAACTGTCAATTTTTTGCCGCCCGAAATAGTTCCAACGACTGAAGATGAATTTAGAGGAGAAGTTATGTTTATAACTGGCGTAGCGTATGCAGTTGCTGATTCTGTTCTACAATCGAATTCATCCCCAATTGGAACATTGAAAAAAGATCTCGCTGTTATTTTGAAGAACTGTGTATTTCCTGAATACCTAAGAAATGCAAGTTTAGAATCTACTGGATTAGTCTCATCATAAAAATCCGCAGTCCAACCCTGCGGAGGGCTACCTCCAGTTGAGGATATCCATTCATTCCAGTATTGAAATTGAAGCCAATTTCGATAACCAACAGGTGAACTTATATGTGGAGCACTTACTGTGAGTTGAGACTTTTCTATTCTGGCTAAAACTGCATCCCTTATTCTTCTATTTGGATGTTCATATATTATCCAAAACGGATCTGCACCAGAAAATCCTGTAAGACCGACCGGAGGATTGGCTTCGGTCGCTGAAACAAATAACTGTGTGTTCGATATTGGGTTTCCGGCTGTTGAATATGCTAAATTATAATATATGCTATTTACATCTGTTACATTACTATAATCTAGTGTTGTTCTAATTTTAGCGTCATGTATTGATCTTGAATACCCCGCCTTAACATTAGTACCAATTTCATCGCCAGCGGTTCCAGGAACTTGAAACCAATCATACAAATTATCATGTGTATTAAAGGTGTAAGGTAAGTAGTGTCCGATCAAGGGGACTTCATATCTAATCAAAGTTGTTGCGTTTTTGAGGTCACCACGGGAACATCTTTTAATTAGGACTTGCCCAAACATTGCGGTTCCTGCCGGATGAATTAAGCGACGAATAGTTTCTTTATATTGATCAAGGACTATTTCTGCTTTAAGAACATACGAGTACTCTTGATAGTAATGGTTGTCCTGTAGAACCTTATTTGTACTTATTCTACCGTCAAAATTTAGATAATATCCATCCGCACTACACACAGTTGAAATATTTGCTGTCCCCGAAAATCCTGATCCCCCTAAAGAAAAAACCTTTACCGACGGGGTACTTTCGTAGTTTATTCCAAAGTTATCTATTTTAATTTTACGAATACTGCCTGAACTTGTAACCGATGAAACTGATCCTTTTGCACCTTGACCGCTATCACCTGGAGCAGATGTAATTAAAACTTCGTCACCAACTGAATAACCTGATCCCCCATTATTAACTGTAATCGATCCGAGAACATTGTAGACTTTTTGCTCTCTGTAAATGTTTTCACCCGATCTAAATTCTAGTCCTATAATTCCAGATAGAAATGTTCCATTCTTACCAGATATCGTTAGTTCTGCAATTTCATACTGTCCCTGTTGATAGACACTCACATCTAAAACCTTGGCCGATGCAATTATTTTTCCATTCGAATCTCTCTGATAAACAAGATTTCCAATTGAGTTAAATATATCATTACCGATTGTATTTGATATCAGTAAAGAGGTTTTTTGAAACCATTTACCATCAGATGTACGAAGAATGTCCCTTTTAGGATAGTAAAATTCTACTCCGACATCAAATAAAATTCTGAACAAGAACTCGTATGATTTCTCTGTTCCTTTTGCACGATAAAAAGACTTAATGTTCTTTATTAATTTTTTAACATCAAGAGGTGTTCCTGTTGATGTTGTAGCCAATTGCTCAGGGAAATCGTGCAAATACTCCTTCTTAAAATGTGTTATAAAATCGCCAATACTTTGATCAATATCAGTGACATCTTGGAGTACCATTGGGCTGACTATCTGCCCTCCTCTCTCTGTCCTTTGCAACCACTCATAGTAAGCAGACAAAAAGGCAACTAATGTCGGATGATCTACCCTAACAAATTCAGGCAATCTACCCGATACTAGACTCGAAAGTTGATTTGGTTTGCTGTAATCCATTTACATTACTTATGAAGTTCTATATGGGAAGTTTGCATCACTTGCATTTTTATCAATTACAGTAGATTCAGGAACAACTGTTATATCAATTTCATTATCATTGATTAATAGGACTTGATTTCTTCTAACAAATATATCGTTTCTTTCCGGAATCAAAGAAATCTTAATTTCAACATTACCATCCGGTATTCCTAAAGGAGCAAAAGATTTCAATTCAACCAGTCCAGTTGAATAATTTATTGTTCCAGCATTTCTCTTTATGTAGATCCTTTCTTGACCCACAAGTTTATAGATTCTTACATTCCCATACCCATCATCATCGAGATACGCTGCAACAGATCCGTTCGTATCTGTAAAGAAGAATGGTGACGAACTAAGTACAGGAGTATAGCCATCAATTGGATGGTTTATAGCGTTGTCAAATTTGATTGTATATGGAAGAGATTTTCCAAATTGTGGCTCTAATCTTTTCTCAATGACAATAGATGTTCTATTGCTATTGATAGATGGATCAAGGCCATCTATGTAAGAACTGAACTTCGATTGTCTGAAATTTTTACCAAACTGATCTAGATTCTCGTTGCCGTATTGAAGAATCTTATTTCTAATTCCCTGAGATAAAACATCTGGTGATGCAGTTGTTTTTCTTTGGTCATAGTAAACAACTACTTTCGTATTGATATAAGTTAGATCGGGATCTACGACTTCAGGAGTAACTGTCAACATACTGATGGGGGATAGGATATTTCTTGATATTGACTGTTTTTCTTGTATAGAAAGTTTCGATGCATTTTTAGGCTTAACTGAAATAAATACCTTTCCATATTGAGGAGGGTCGTTTTCCTCTCCCCCCCAAACAAGAAATGATTCTGATCTTATGGAATAGTTTTTTGCCAAAGCAGTTAGATAGTCATTTGCAGTTACCGCTCTATCTTGTGCTTGAAAATTCTTAGGAGCATAATACTTTATAGAATCAATACTTTCAGAATCTGACCCACCAAATGAAGATTGAACTACATTATTGATACGATTCACAGATACAATATATGTGGATGTTGATGTGTTTTCGGTGGTAAAAGCGGGAGACTGCGGAGTATCTGTACTTCCTATTCCATTACCAGATACACCATTCGTCCTTAAATATACCACACTAATTAGATTACCATTTTCGACTGACTTGCCCAAGATGCCATCACCAAAGTAAATCTCCCACTTGTTTCCCTCTGATTCTTGAACAAAAAAAACTGTTGTGTCCCCATTTAAACGATTGGTATCATTAACTCTCGTCCAAACCTCATCCAAACCCTGTGAATCGGTTACGGACCTTTGCACTCTGACAACCAATGAATCTATATCAATATTTTCATCCTCTATTATAAACTTTTGGTTTGCGTCTTTTCTATTAACTATGAATGAAGTTGTTTGTAAACTACCTTCATATAAAAAAACATCTGAAACAAAAAACCTGTTGTTGATGACTCTGAATGTATAATTCTCAAGTGTGACAAAGTTGATAGATCTTCCGTTTGCATCTCGGGCGGTAAATGTCTTACCAATAGGAAGAATTTCTTTGTTTGCTGCCACAGTTATAACAGCCGGTGCATCTCTTGCGCCTTCAATCGGTATTAATTCAACGGAGACATTTACTCTTGATGCTTTCTTTGATCTTGGTGTATAGTTGAGTTGTTTTGCAAGCGATACAACAGAGTTTCGTATCAATGCTGAATCTAGAAATGCCTCATTAGCAACCATGTTTGCATAAAAGGCTTGGTAATGTGTATTATATGCAAGCAGATCGAGAAGGATATTCATAGTCGATCCCTCAAAATCATAGTCTTGAAATTGTTCTTGTCCTCTAAGGTAATCTTTGAGACTGTTTTTGATCTGATCAAAATCTAGATCACGAATGGGTGTATCTGCCATTATCTTGTCCTCTGTAGTGTCAATGATGTTGTGAATACTTTACGGACATTCTTTATCGTGTACAAAACCTTGACATTGACCGTATTTCTATCAATATTGTACTCAAGTTCAACTTTTGTCTGTGCAACTCTAGGCTCATACACCTTGATCACTTTCATAATTCTTCTCTTGATCTCTTCCATCACAATTGGATTGGCATTTTCAAATAATAAATCAAATATGCCTGTGTTTATTTCTGGATGAAATGGCTTTTCATTTCCCTTAAGTAAAACTAGACTCTTGATTGCTCTTCGAATAGCATCATCACCAGTTTTGACATTAACATCGTTTGTGAATATGTTTCTCTCAAAATTAATGTCGAGATCGGATGAGTTATTTGTTGGTTGGGGAGTTGTCATTTTTACTTTAATTCCGAGAGTTGATTGGAATCATCCTCCACAGTAAACATTATTTGATCCTGTTCCGCAAGCAGATCCACATGCGACGGGATCACCTATTCTTGCCGCTGGCTTGCTATTTACAAATACGCTAGATGATCCGGCGGCTGTTTTTGAGTTCTTATGACACGGTTTACCACAACAATGTGTCGCCCATTTATCGGTTTTTCTATGCCACCCACGACTATTTACAACTACATTTGAGGATGCTGATAGATTCTTCCTTGGAGGGAAGCATGCATGTCCTGTACATATGTCGCCTAATCTCGTTACTGCTGGCATTTTTCCTCACTCACAACCTGGTCCTGGATAAAATCCTTTATCTTTCATGCCATTTATGTATTCACGATTCGTAACAGGATATCCATTCAGATAAAACTGATTCTCGATATTTAGGATGAATTTATCCCTCCTAGAACTCCAATTTGTTTGTACATAAAGTGTGAAATTTTTGTCTGAATATGCGGCTGTATTTCCAGAGTCAAAAGCACGGATTGTATAATAAATTTCCCCGCCAGGTTTTGCTCCCTGAAGATAGTTTGTCTCGTTGAACTTAAAATCTATTCCACCAAACCTCTCTGGTGCAATATCCATAAGATTATCAACTATGCCACATATATTTCCTGTGTCTATATTCAAATATAAACTCGGAGGGAACTCACCCGCAACTACTGCATATTTAATTGGTCCAATCGGGTCATAACTACAGAAAAAAGTATCTTGATCTTGGTCTGGATCTTGGTCTGGTTGATTTGCGGAAGTTCTGACTCTATAGTTCGCACGAACGGCCAAAGATCCACACTCACATAATCTCTGCATTTCATATATCTCATTGAATCTATTAATTTCAATATCGTCAGGCATCCAAACAAAAGAACAGGCAGACGCACCCCCAAATAAAATACCAAATCCATTAGGATAATAAGTTTCTATGGGCAACGATCCCGTCATTGGCATTAAAAATCTCCCCCATCAATCACTATTGGTATTTCAGGTATTTGAAGAACTGGAAGATCATCTACAACCTGTGTATCTAAATTTTCATCAGGAAACTGCGTCGAAAGGATTTCACTAATCAATTCCTGTTGTTGTGTTTGATATGCAAGTTTAGTACCGAGTTCAAAAGTTTCACTCGATGTGCCATTAACATCCGTGGCTGAAGAAAATACAGTATTTTGTAATAGAACGGCGGTTTCGTCTTTGTCAAGAGCGGACTCTTGCGCTTTCTCAATTTCTATTGAACTCATTTGTCCGTAGTTACCACCAAAAGCAAGTTTATCAGTTTCACTTGGTGGCGAAACTCCATAGGATACAAATTCTTTAGATCCATTAGTAGGAAATACCGACACAGTATTTGCTTCCACCAATTCCGGATTATCCAGAAGTTGGTCGTTTATGATCGCATCATCAAAAGTCGAAGGAACACGGATATTTGGTGACTCAGCAAGACCTATAAACTCAGGCATCTTCACATTCAATTCAGAAGGAACTTCAACTCCATTCACCTTAAGTTTCGGAGTTTCATCTTTCGTTTGAGGTTTAGGCTTTTTATATGGGACTGGACCAATCATGTTTAATTCCTACTGAATACTTTTTTAACCGTACTTCTTAATTTTGCAAGAAGTGTCTTGATTCTACCGGCTGATGCGCCTTGCGGATTTAAATCTATTCTTGGTGCAACAAAAAGCATCTTTCCGTCGCTGGCAACTGTGTATTTTCCATTCACCTTATGAAGAAAGTTACCTTGAGTCTCCATGACCGTATTTCCTTTCACAAGAACACGCATCTCGCCCTCTGTCTCTATCTCTAGATCCTTACCGACACGGATCTTGAGTAATTTATCAGAATTTAATGTGGTATTTCCCCGAACAAGAATCAATCTATCATTTAGGGTTATGTTCCACTCATTTCCAACTACCTTATGTACCTCACTACCATTAGGATGAACTTCATTGAATGTACCTGACTTATGATAATTATGTATCCGTTCTGCTCCAGGAGTATCGTCTACCTCAAACACATGTCCCGATTTTGTCTCTGTCACATGGTTATTAGGATAAACTGCGGCATAAGGTGTTATAGGCTCTTGCCAATATCCATATAGCGCAGTATCACACTCAACAACTTCATCTTTCTTTTTTTTGACAATAGTCCACTCAACATTTTCGTTTCTAACTAATCTGTTCGTGTCTGGTTCATTCATTCTTCCTTCAATAGGATAGAACCCATTCGGATCCCTAAATCCAGCAGAATTATTCATAAGACTATTCTTCTTTGGCCCCATACCAAGGTCGTTGTATGGAACATCCGGCAAAGAAGATTGAGATTGACTGTTGTTTTTTAATACATCTGGTTTTTGTATTCCCCCATATGAACCTAGAACAAATGGCTGTTGTGCATTTTTTCCGTCTAAGAAGAATCCTATAACCCAAGAACCCGGAAGTATTCCGGTTGGTGAAGTTCCTATTCCTGTCATCGCAGCACTTGTAATAGGCTGTAAAACCATTGCCCAAGGAAGATCATTCGTGGGAATTCCATATTCAGTTTTATTGTCCGTGTGCCATCCAAGCACACGCACACGAACACGACCCATTTTTTGGGGGTCGTTCACATCTTCGATTACACCATGCCACCAAACAAACTTATCCAAACCAACATAATCATGTGTATCGCTCATTTTAAAGTCTTCTCTTTCTTATCTGGTAACTCTTCATTGTAAGTGTCACGGGCAATAGTTACTCTCATGGTGTGTATTCCATCTGTTACATTGTGCATGATTGCAGTCACCATATACTTACCCGACAAATACCTATCGAGATAATCATCCTTGTTTTTGCTATATTCCTGTGTAAAGAACTCTAAGTCTACCATCTGACCAACTCTCATAGTTGAGTCTCCGTAGACATCTATCGTCATAGTCATAGAATTCATCTGATTTAGTAAAGATTGTCTATACGGTGACTTATCAATAAATGATGAATCGTCTAAATTATCATAAACAAAATAAGACTTATCATAGTACTTAAGGTAAGAGTTTGGTGTGCTTTGGGTTTTACTATCGTAGGGTATCATTCTCCCTTTATTCATATGAGGTGTATCATTAAATGCATCTCTGTATGAAAAATTGTTTGAGTAATATGATTTAGTTGTAACTTCATGTACAAGTATATTAGATGAATACACACCAAGTCTACTCTCTCGTATTTTATCTCCCATATCACGAATGCTGTAAGAACTGATGTTTCTTAGTTCTGATTCTATCATCCGATCTCCACTTTTTGCTCGGAATCCGCTTGGTGCGGATTTATATGTGCAAACTGCTGGTGCTTGTTTCAAAGCAGAAATAGGTGTAAAGTTGAAACCATCTAGAGTTTCATAAAATAAGTAGTCGCATATCTGTCTATTACTTGGTGATACGGACCTATTTGCAAACCAATTAATAGCATACAAAGGAGACCAATTGGTCAGCAATACTGTTGTTTTACCATAAGTATCATTTATACTGATTGGTGGTAGAGAGGGATCAATTTTTGTCAAATCTCCATGTAGAGTATTCACCATCTCAGAAAATTTCATATTTCTCATAACACGATTGAATTTTAATTGTGACGATAGTTCAGCGATGTGACTTATAAATTCTAATCGTATCGCCACAGTTATACTTCCCTCGCCTCGGATGTATGATGATACCTTGTACACTTTAAATCTAACCCTTCTAGGTTTATCATCTAATCCAGGAGTATAAAATGTGATATACAAATCTTCTTGACCAATAATTGGAAAATTTTTCACCAGGTTCATTGAATCCGGAAATACCAAAGACCCCGATAAACAATTTGAATAAATGTCTTCATATATGGTGAAGTCACCAACTATTTTTCGCAAGTCCAATTCAAATCCCGTATATGATACAAGTTTGATCTCATCTACAATGACATCTCCTGCATTCATCAATTTATCGGGCGATTTACTTTTACTCACCAAAAACCCTCCGCATATCCTTAACAACTATATCCAGCATCTCGGGCCTTAGCATTTTAATAGTTCTCAGGCTCTCGTTTCTTCTAACCTCATGCTCATAGTTAGTTACTACCCTAATTGTACTCCCTGCAAGAGAGAAAACATCTATTCCTTTTGTGGCATATCGATCAAGAATACTAGTTTGAATTAGTTCTCCTGATTCCGAAGATAACAGCGAGTGATGGTCAACCATCATACCATCATCAACATTTTCAAAATGATGAACAGCATTCACATTATCGCTAATATATCTGCCTAGTGGAGCATATATGTAAACACCGTCACTTCTTCCGTGTATAAGATCTCTAGTTTCATTTGTGACGCTATCAACATTTTCTGTTGGTGTGAATGATTCTCCTGTAATATTTTCCTCAATAACAATTTTGTATAAATCAGGATCCCAAGATTTAACGATACCGACAACACCATCTTTAACCAATGTTTGTCCCGGTTCGTACCACAATTCTTCGTTGGCTTGTGCTGCTGGTCCAACTGAACTTCCATAATAAGTTCTTTTGCTGTCTATAATGAGAGTTCTTCCCTTGTATTTTTCTTGAACAACTCTCTGTAAATCTTGCGATGAGATCGGCCACTCAAATAACGGATTAATTATCTCATTGAACAAAAGTATTATCCAATGTAAATCAGATCTACCATATACACGATTAGCCAATGTATCTGGTCTCTCCCCATCTCTTATGACATAAGTCAAATATGAAGACTGTGTGTTTTTTACATATTCAAGAAACTTAGCCCTAACCAATATGTTTTTTGCATTCACAACCTTTGTCTTTCCATTGACCTTTATTGGATAATTGATAACTGGCATGTTTGCGAAATAAGACATCTATTATGCCCCCTGTTCAGTTATACTTTGCTGAGTCAAAAGTTCAAGTTCGCTAAACTCAAGATCAAGAATAATTTTTGTCGGTGATATTTTACCCTGTGAATCCTTGATTGTTCCAGTGAAAACACTTTCGCCGTAAGATAAATTGATTGATGTTAATGCACACTTTCTTATTTTAGGAATTCTTAGGTTGTCATTGCCGCCATGAAGAAATGCAATGTCGAACTCGGCAGGAAAATCTAAAAATCTCCCACCCTCTGATCTTTTTGGGTGACCATACTTTCTAAATGTGGTAACAATATTTTCTATAGTTTGGGCTTCTTTTTCCGACTTTGGAATCATGGTGAATGAGAAACTAAATGTTCTTCTTCCAACTCCCTTGAACAAATGAACTACGAATGGATTTGTTACTTGTCTATCCATTGCCTGTTGATTTTTTGTGAATACATCCCTACCACCTACTAATTCAAGAACATCTTCACCGACTTTGATTGCGGACATCCCCATTTTTCTGGCAATTTCCGCTTGTGCTACAGAACCTGATCCTGTTTGTGTTTCTGTTAGGCTTCTCAATCCCCTTAGAATATCAAGTGAAGTAAGATCAGCATCTTCATATTCAAATCTATGCTTAATTGAAATATTTCCTGGCAAATACATGTAAACGCTAGCCTCATATTCCGTAAGATTTGAAAGTCCTGTGGTTTCCTCCACGAAAGAGTCTCTAGTTCTACCTTGCTGTCCAGTATTCGGTATACCGCTTCCGTTATACCCACCAAAGGCTGATGTCGCAGTTCCTAATATGGCCTCTCCAGCAGATCCAGCAAGGCTCACGAATTGACCCACACTCAGGCTTCCACCGGCATCTACGACGCTTTGTTGAACTGCCGAATAGAGAGCGTTTTGTCTACTTCTCTGTTGCGATAAAGTTGCTCCTCCAGTGATATAGATATCAAATCTAATCATAAACTGATGTTCTGGATTTTCACCTAGATCGATTGGATAGCACAACAAGGGGGGAGATGTTCTTTCTGTGCTATTCAAAGTTCTTTCGAATACATCTCTATCCGTAGAGAATGAAAGGTCGCTACTTATGCTGTTGGCATCAAAATTACCAAACGCTTCATTGTAACTTATTGAGGGTGGTTGATAGATAGGCATATGCTTATTTAGTGGGAAAGTAATCATAAATAACTAATAATGAAGGGGGATAAAATTCGTCGCTCTAACTCAAGTTACAAAGGACTCTATAGGCCAAAAAATACTCACAAATACCGAGGTGATGTAACTGCTTGCTTCTATCGGTCTTTGTGGGAAAGGAGGTTCATGGTTTTTTGCGATGAAAACTCATCTGTGATCGAGTGGTCTTCAGAGGAAGTGATAGTTCCATACGTTTCTCCAATCGACGGAAAATTCCACAGGTATTTTGTAGATTTTTATGTAAAAGTGAAATCTACAGATGAAAAGACCAAAGTCTACTTAATAGAAGTTAAACCCAAATCTCAGACTAAACAACCAGAACCCCCAAAAACAAAGAAAACATCTAAATCGAAGATAGCGGAGATGCGTAACTGGATTATCAACAACGCTAAATGGTCGGCGGCGAGGTCATTGTGTGAGGATAAGGGGTGGGAATTTAAAATTCTGACAGAAGAAAATCTATTTTCGGGTTCAGGAGAAGGATTATGAGTAAAAAAGAAGTCCAAAAGGTACTAAACCAGTTTAGAAAAAGTGGAAAAGACATACAGTCTGACCAAGCAACGAGGTGGCTAGCGCAAAACCTCGGAAAAATTCAGACTCAAATGAGGTCTGAAAACTTTAATCGTGACAACCCGTCTGTAAAAAAACCCGGAAATATAAAAGAAGGATCCATGATATTTTTCGGATATGATCCGAAAACAAAAGCAACTCTGCCCTTTTGGGATGCGTTCCCACTTGCAGTTTTAATAGACAAAAGTAAAGATAGTTTATTAGGGCTAAACTTGCACTATCTCAGTCCAAATATTAGATGGGTCTTCTTGAATCAACTTCTACGATTCACCAACAATCCAGAATATGCAAAAACCCCACCGGCAAATTTTACAATAGACTATCCTCAACTTAAAGCAATAAAGTCCTTTAAACCGTTTAGGGCAGCGATCAAACGATACTACATCAAATCTATAATGACAGAGATCAACGTAATTCCATCGAACGAGTGGAAATATACAACATTCATGCCCTTAGATAAATTCAAAGGGGCAAGTAGAGAAGAAGTTTGGAAATGGTCGAATAAATACTCTAGTTAACATGCCTGAAAGAAACTTCATAGACAATCTAATTGGACAAATGCGAGTAAAGGGTTTCGCCAGACCCAACCGCTGGATTGTTATAATCGATCTTGATGCGAATCTTGCAACAAATCTGGGATTTTCCAAAGCGGCTATAGTTAGGAGACTAGCAACGACTTGCAACTCTGTTTCTATTCCCAATAAGTCTTTCTACACACATGAGTTGAATGTATCTTATCCATCTACTCTGATTCCTTACGCAGTATCAACAAATAACCAAAGCGGTGCATCAATTGAGTTTAATGTTTTAGCAGATATGTTTGAGAAAGATGTGTTTGAAAATTGGCAAAATCAAATCATAGATCCTATTACCAAACAAGTTAATTTCTACGACAAATATGCAAAGAATTCCTCTGTTGTGATAGTTGAGTTACCCAATTCCATCAAGGATCTTGAAGAGGGGATTGGTTATTCATACAACCAAAACGCATCTGGAATAAGACTCACAGAGATATATCCATACAATCTGAGCGTCAATAATGGAACACAGTCATATGATCAAACAACAGATGCATTAAAGATAAAAGTAGACTTCATGTATAGAGAAATCACAAAAATATCTCAACCAAGAATCAGCAATATAAACGAAGGTTTATATCTTGTCGATGAAAACGGAAATAACATGGAAATACGAAGACTATTAACACAAGGATTAACTTTTATATCTCAAGGACAAGGGTTCCTTGGACAACTGTGAAACCGAACTAAGGAGAATGAATTGACATGGGAAATTTAACGAATCTAATATCAACCACACCGACATATGAAACTGTTCTTCCGACTAGTAAACAAAGAATTTCATACCGTCCGTTTCTAGTCAAAGAAGAAAAAATACTTCTAATCGCATCAGAATCAAAAAACGAAAAAGAAATATCTAGAGCGATGAATGATGTTGTGAGTGCATGTACCTTCGGAAAGGTTAATATGCAAGACTCTTCCATCATTGATATCGAATATCTATTTTTACAGATAAGAAGTAAATCGGTTGGCGAAACCACTAAACCTATGGTCAAGTGTAAAAAGTGCGAGGCAACCAACGAAATTCAAATCGACTTGACAAAAATTCATCCCGTTACGAATTCAAATCACAACAGTAAAATTCAATTAACCGATAGTGTTATTGTTGAAATGAGATATCCAAAATTTTCCGATATAGAAAAGTTACAAGACGCCAATACCGAGACACAAAAGTTGTTTACATTAATGTCATTATGCATTGATAAAATACACACAAAAAAGGGCACATTCAATTCAATTGATCTTGAAGAAAGTGAGATTATTGACTTTATAGATAATTTAACGCAAAATCAATTTAGAAAAATGACTGAGTTTTTTGAAACAATGCCGCAAATGAAATATGATGTGGATTACTCATGTGGTAAATGTGGAAACCGAGAAACCTTAAGTCTAAAAGGTGCCCAAGATTTTTTCTAATTTCGACCTCCCATGATAGTCTGGTCAACTACTACGAAACTAACTTCGCTATGATTCAACACCACAAGTACTCACTTTCAGAATTAGAATCAATGATGCCGTGGGAGCGTCGAATTTACATAGAACTTCTAATACAACACCTAAAGGATGAAAAAGAAAGAATGGAAAATGAAAGTCGGAATAGATAACTTGACAAGTCAGTAGGAATCCCCAGATGAAAGACCCAAACGAGATCAATCCCAAAAATACATTTGCACCTGAGAGTGACAATATCTCCAATAAACTCAAATCTAATTCTCTCAGTGATACAGATAAAACTAGTATTGTTAATGATCTCCTTGACAAACTGAGAATTAGAGAAACTAAGTCTAATCTTGGTAATGTAACTGTCACAATAGTGGATGGATCCAAAAAGCCACGATCTCCATCAGGAATTTTTCCGCCGTCAACATCGGGATCTTCTTTCATATCGACCACAACAAATCTTGTGGTGAACTCCTCACCAAAAAATCAAACCAATACTAATTCTTCTCTAACTGGAGAAACCGCAAATCAAACCAAAAAAGAAGAGAAAAAAGAACCCGTTATAGAAAATAGTATGCGGGTAGGTTTTGAAAAACTTTTAGAGTCTCAAGATAGTTTGTTCAAAAAATTTGAGGTTGCCTCATCAAAAATGGAGCAGAGTTGGAAGGAAATCAGTAGTCTCAAGGCTGAAATATTTAAGATCGAAGAAACCGGTGAAGGAATAGACCAAATTGAAAAACTTCGCCTTCAACTTGATCGTGCAGTTCTCCTTAATAAATTAAGTAGTGACGAAGCCAATGCGATTCAATCCGAAATAAAAGATCGCCAAACAGAAATAGAAACATCCTTAACAACTATATCTGAACAGTCATCTATAAATGCTGATGTTGCTCGTAAACTTCTTGGAGTAACAAAAAATGCAAGTGAAGAGTCATTAGAAAAACTTCGGGAAATCGATGATCGTATAAACGACGATAACAAAAAGTTCGAATCGTTTATGATGCAGTTCAAATATGAAAATGAACTGACACGAAAGGTCGAAGACGAAATTAACTCTCGTCTAGACAAATCGATATCCGATGCCGTGGAAAATTTCCAACTATTTACAAATCAAGATACATTAGTTGAAATATCGAAAAAAACAGGTCTTAATCTTGAAACTTTGGCTCTTATTCAAGAAGAAATTGCAAACAGTATTAACTCGGCTGGCGATAAAGTAGATCTATCTGATAAAAAAGAAGTAGAGAGATTCAAACAACAAATTATAACCGAAACTAAATTCAAAAACGATATTGTAAAGGAACTAATAAAGAGCCGAGAAAAAATTGATACTGAAAGTGTCAAAAAAGAACTAAAATATCAGTATGAAAGATCTGGTCTACCCGCAGCATTTGCAACAATAAAAGCAAAACAAAATGCAGAGCAAGAAGCGAATTTAAGAAGGAAGGCCATAGATGAGCAAATTCAAATACTGAAAACTCAAAACGAAACTGAAAAAAAGCAACTAGATCAAAGTTTATTCCAATCATCTCTGATTGAAGAAGACATCAGATATCGTCTTGAGAAAGAAAAAGAAGATTCCGGACTTCCTAAATGGTATCGTGAACTGAGAGAAAAACTTGAACCAATAAAAACAGTTCTTGATGATATGCTAGAAGCATACAAAAGTCAGGGGATATTGACTAAAATTTTGATGGCTCTTGGTCTTGTTGGAGGGATAATTGCAGGAGTAATTTCCGCTGCTATTTCTAAAGTTTTCTCAACACTTGCAGGAGCATTCGGTGTATTTTCAAGACTGTTCCCTAACATTGCAAAGGGTATAACATCGTTCCTAGAAATATTGTCAAAAAGTGGAACGATTGGGAGTAAAATTATAAGTCCAATAATTAAAATGGTCAAACCTGTTATCACGGCTATGAAGTTCGTTATGAATTATCTTGGAATGTTGATAAAACCATTAGGTGCAATTTTCAACTCTTTTAAAGTTGGAGTATACCTTGGTAAAGAATTGGCGAAGGGTTTAAAGTATTTTATTGGGATACTAGGCAAACTGGCTTTGCCAATAACAGTCTTATTGACAGCAATTGATGCTGTTATAGGAGGGTTTAAAGGATATAGCAAAGAGGGAGTGTCTGGAATAATCAAAGGAGCATTGTCGGGAATTATAAGTGGTCTAACTTTCGGATTGATAGATTTCGAATCCATATTCAAGTTTTTTGGTGATACAATTCAACCAATATTTGATTCGATCAGCGATGCTGTTGCTCCATTTGCAGATTGGTTGACATCAACATATCGAATATTCAAAAAGGCTTTTGATGATATATCAGAAACATTTCAAGGTGGTGGGTCTCTAATCTACAAGATATTCAAATCTTTTGGTCACTTGGCGGTCCTAGGGCTTGAGTACATTAAAAACAACATAATGTTAATTGTCAAAGGACTGTTTCAACTTGCAGTAGCCTTACCATTCAAAATTGGTGTGTTTTTAGGTGAAACATTAATTCACATATCAAAAGTGATACGAGATACTATCGATATGGCTATCAATTGGTTTATAAACTGGATAAGTAGCGGACAATGGCTAGGTGATATGAGGAATTTCGGTAATTGGATATGGAATGAATTAGTTGGTGTATTAGAAGATGCGATTAAAGGTCTTGCGGATGGTCTAGGTGAACTCCCGATAGTTGGAGAATATATCAAACAGGCTATAGGTGGGGGATCTAAATCTGCTCCCCCGATGACACAAGAAGAAATGCTGTCAGGTGAAGAAACAGGGATAGAAAGAACTTCAACTGAGATACTAGCAAGTAAAGATGCAGAGGCACAAAGAACTTCAACTGAGATACTAGCAAGTAAAGATGCAGAGGCACAAAGAACTTCAACTGAGATACTAGCAAGTAAAGATGCAGAGGCACAAAGAACTTCAACTGAGATAGCCAAAGAGTTTGGTGAAAAATTAAATGAAGATCAAAAACGCAGAGATACTGCTGCTGTTATCACTTTAAATAAACTAATTGGAAACGCACAATCAAGTGAAGAAACCTTGTCGAAAATTAACAATATTTCATCTACTACGGAGAGAATGGCGAGTTCATATGCCGCCGAAAATAGAAAAATGATGACGCATGAGGCCATGATTTTTAGATCATTCAATGCAATATCTAATACATCATCTAAAAATAGTTCTGCTATCAGTATTGAAGACTCCACAAAAATCAAAAACATATCAAAAGAATTGGTCCGTGAAGTGAAAACAAGTGAGAATTTTAATGCAAGTAAAGGTAATTTGACAAGCGTAAATACGACTATGGTGAATAATAATACTTCTCCAGCACCACAGCCTGCTCTTATAGCACCTCAGCCACCGAGAAATACTGAGCCGACATATAGAAATATGATGTTTGCAGAAAATCCAGGATTCTGACATCATACATCCTAAAGGAAAAGAAACAGCCCCCTTTCGGGGGCTGTCGGACCAAAGATGCGATCTTTAGTGGGGTTATGAGTATTTATCACTCATCATCTTCCGCTAACTTACGGAAGTATGAAAGTGCCTCAGATTCATCATCGTCATCAACAACATTCTTCTTTGCAGTAGTCTTCTTGGAAGACGATTCGGCAATCTGATTAGCCTTTCCCATCTTACTGCGGAAGTCCTCTGGCTCTGAATCTTCTGCCTTTACAGATGCAGCAGAAGATGCCTTCGAAACCTGTGTAAATCTTGTCGAAAGTTCTTCATAAGATTTAAACTGATCTTCCGCAACAAATTCCTTAAGAGCGTATTCCTTCTTCCACAATGCTTCCAACTTAGAATCATCTCCCTCAAAGAGTGGAGCAGGAGCAGAGAAGCCACTCTTTTCGTAGGAAACATACCCTGAATCAATATGTGCCTTCAACTTAAAGTTGGCTCCCTTCCAAAAATCAAAAGGATTAAACTTAGGCTCATCGGGATCAGAGGGATTCATGGCTTCCTGCAACTTATCGAAGATCTTCTTACCATACTTAAAAAGAAAGACCTTTCCTTCATTGTCACGATTTGCGGGATCCGAAACAACAAGAATGTTGCTGATATAAGATAACTTGCGTTTACGATCACGGGCAATCTTCTTGTTGGATTCGATGCCACTATTCCAAAGTTCATTGTTTGCCTCACAAACAGGACATTTGCGGCCAAGTGTCGTTGGACAATTTTCGATGAACCATCCCCCCTTGCCTTGGAATCCATGACTAAAAACCCGAATCATGGGAATCTCTTCGCCATCGGCTGCCGGAAGAAAACGAATCACAGCCATACCATTTCCACTCTTGTCTCGCTCAAGCGACCAGAAGCGATCATCCTTTTGGTAACCACCTTCCTTACCGCCCTGCTTTTCCATTTCCTTCTGTAGTCTATCTAAACCAGTCTGTGCGCTCTTTTTTAGATTTGCAAATGACATTGTATCTCCTTGTATTTTAAGTGTAACGATGTGTTTGAATTGTAACTACGATATCACATTAGTCAAGAGGTAACTTCGTGGTTTTTCTTTTCCCACGAACCATGTTCAATAATTCAAATTCACTTTTAAGTTTCTCACGAATCGGCTTCGATAACAACTTCGCTGCTGATTCAGGTTCAATACCATACTTCTCACATAAATCGATAATTGATTCCATATACTTTCCACTCATTCTTGATCGAGTGAGTAACTCCACTTCCTTTGAAAAATCGTGGTCGATGTTCATTATTGATCCCATTCAGATTCCTCCTTCCTCTTGAATATCTTCCTGTATGGGCATAGTTTCGATTTTCTGAACCCACCGAAAAACTCCCTTTTCAAATTCCTCATGTGTCAAAAGAAGACCAAGTTGCTCCCCTTTCTCGGTCATAAATCTAACACAATGATACTTTTCCATCTTTGGTGGCGGTGATGGTTCAATTGATTTGAACAGTCGCTTTATGAATTTCATTTGCTATCTCCTGCACATCTTTAAATGAGTATTTATCCCAATAAGTCTTGATCACTTCGAACATGGACTTTTTATAGTCCAATGGATCTTCAACAAACTCTTGCAATGTTCCATCGTCAGTAACAATCAAAACGACAACCCTCTCAATCAAATCCTCTTTCTCATGAGATTGATTCCACATATATGCATATGCAGTTGTCTGATGAAAATAATTAAGAATCTGATCTTTAGTCTTGTCTTTGCCTGCTGTTTTAAAATCAACTACAGCCAACTTGCCATCGTATTCTGCAATACAATCTACTCTTCCTGCAAGGAGAATATTGTCCGACCACATTGGAATTTCGATTGCTCGGATGCTAGTAATTTTATCTAGACAAGGCTTCAGTAAATCAAACTTCATCCTATCAAATGGATCTTTTGGTACTATCTTCTCACCAAGATAATCTTCCATCACTTGATGTAGACGATTACCTCTTGCTAATGCTTTTTTTGAAATGGCAAGATTTTGCGGATTTTTCCTCCACTCTCGCCAAAAGTCTTCCATTTCATGGTTGACAACTGTGGTAACCGATGGATACCAACGAAGAGTTGTTGGGGATTGATAGTATCTACCTTTACCCTCTAATTCGACAGATTTCAACTTCATTGCTTAATAGTCACGCATTTTATGCCGTGGGTGCGCTTTCTTTATTTTAGATAAAACTTCCTTGAAACCGTTATCCACCTTGCCTACGCTACCAACCCGAATAGGGTCGCAAGCAGATGGAGCCTCTTTAATGATCTGTTCTACTTTCTTCTGACCACATTTTTCACAAGGCTTTTTGGTTGGCTTCTTGCGATCATCAATACGAAGCATCTCTTCGAATTCATGGTTGCAAGCCCTACAGATGTAGTCATAGAATGGCATAGTACTAGTTGTATTTAGTCAACATCTGAATCGGAATTTGATGGACTTCCCTTAGCCGTCGTAATCGGTTGAACATCACTACTCTTAACCCAAAAGAATTCCGGCCCCCACTCTCGGGAATAAGTGCTAACGAAATACTGCGTCCCCCAAACGGGGTCTTCTTCGACCTTGCGAACGGTCGCAACCTTATCCAGCGAGTTAACATAAACCTTCTGAGGAACAACGCCCTGATGATTCTTAGACATTTTCTATCCTATTTTCTATCTTGAAACTTTACGACATCCCAACATCCAAATTGGGATTTCATGTAATATACACCCATATTTAATCCTTGTCAAGTCTTGACAACTTAAGTTTTGTCTGTATACTATTCAGTATGATCCTTTTGGACATGAACCAAATCACTATTGCCAACTTGATGGCTGAGTCAAAGGGTAAGCCCAATATGGATATTGGTCTTATTCGTCATATGGTGGTCAATAGTATTAGACTTATCAGACTTAGGTTCTCAAGTGAATACGGTGAACCTGTTTTGTGTTATGACTCCCGTGTACGGGCGTGGCGCAAGGATATCTTTCCACAATACAAGGCCAATCGAAAAAAGGTTAGGGAAGAGTCCGATATTAACTGGGATCAGTTATGGGACATTCTGCGTCAGATCAAAAAAGAGTTGAAGGATGTCTTCCCCTATAAACTGATGGAAGTTGATTCGTGTGAAGGTGATGACATCATTGCAGTCCTTTCAAAGAATCTTGAAGGGAAGCATCTGATTGTATCGTCAGACCATGACTTCTTCCAACTACAGAGCCTGCCGAATGTGAAGCAATGGTGTCCTCGGACGAAAGAATTCATCGTCTGCAAAAATCCTAGAGAGGAACTTATACGCCATATCATGAAGGGAGATAGTGGCGATGGAGTTCCCAATTTCCTATCGGACGATTCTGTTTTTGTCGAAAGTAAACGACAAAAACCTATTTACGAGAAGAAACTTGTCGAATGGATTCAGGTTCCGCTAAATACATTCTGCACAGATGAAATGCTTCGCAACTACGAACGCAATAAGACGATGATCGATTTTTCACGAATTCCGGATAGAATTGAAACCGCAATTATGCGTGAATTCGAAGTCCCCTCTGAAGGCAATCGATCAAAGATATTACCATATATGATAGAAAACAATATGCGTTTGCTTATTGAACACTTACAGGAGTTTTAAACATGTCAGCGAATTTAACTATTGCAGAAATTCTAATTGATATTAAGAACAAGGCCAAAGGACCGCAAGATATTGTTCGTGGTCTTCAAGCAAATAACACAATAGCCATGCGAGAACTGTTGAAATATGCATTCGATGGAACTTCTTGGTATAGAAAGACCCTACCGGATTTCACCGAAGACGGCAGTCCTGATGGATTAGCACCATCTTCGCTTTGGGCTGAAGTTCGAAGACTTTACATTTTCAAAGAAGAATACAACCTTTCCGCTAAACGAAAGGATGAAATCCTGATTCAGATTCTTGAATCCATTTCCAAAAAGGAAACGGAAATGCTCAAGTCTATGTTTGAGGGATCTTTCAAGTATTCATACGGAATCGATAAAGAAATGGTTGAAAAGGCTTTCCCTAAAATCTACACAACGAGATCTTTGGCCGTATGATTAGCCCATTTGGCTAAGTAAAACGAGTCAACCACATCTGAAACTGGACTGATGCAGTCCTTGGCATTAGGGGTCATCTCTTTCATGAGATCGACCCCTGTGTCTTTAATGAAGTGAGCATGCATGATGTCTTTATTAGAATTGCCTTTACCTGTAGCAAATTTCTTTAAAGATGTTGGTGCTATTGTCTCAAACTTGAAACCCTCACTCCACAGTTTGTGTTTCAACAAGCCGCAATTTTCTGCTATGTGGAAAACTTTACCTTTAGACCCCATGGCATAATCCTCTATCACGATTTTAGCACGAACATCATCAATACAAGCCATCGCCCATTCTGAAATATCATGAAATCTATGCTCTTGAGTTTTCCATAATTCCTTGTGCGGGTCTCCAACTATACTAATCTTACCCATTAAAGTTTGAAATTGATATTCTTTCACATGTCGTGAAGATGAAGTCAAGTATCTCACAGACCACTCCTCACCATCAAATAAACAGATGGCTGGAGAAGTCATAGAATAATCTATTCCATAAACTCTCATATTATTATGTATTGACATTTCAAGATTTTAGGATACAATTTACGCAATGAATATTGAAAGAATCCGTGAAATGGCCGAAACCGACCTGAAAATGGACGGAACTGAACTTGCAGACGAATCCGTTCGAATTCCTCAACTGCATGGAAAGTATCTCAATATTTTCCACGACGAATCTCTCGTACTGAGAAAGTATGAGGCTGATTACAAAATTCTTCGAAGACAGAAATGGGAGTACTATTCGGGCAAGATGTCAAAAGACGAACTTACCGCTTTAGATTGGGAGCAGTTTGACCACAGAATTCTTCGGCAAGATATGGATGTTTATCTTGATTCAGATGCTGATTTGATCAAGATCCAAACGAAAATTGACATGCAAAAACAAAAAGTTGACTATCTAGATTCTATTCTCAAAGGAATCAACAATCGTCAATGGGTCATTCGCAACGCCATTGAGTGGCGTAAGTTCATGTCTGGTGTAACCTAAATACGAATGAATGAATGTGATAGGTGTTCGTCATGTAAACTCTGCGTTTATCCGTGTCCTTGCAGACAATGGAATCGCATATGAGTTGCAAGACTATTTTACTTATGATGTTCCAGGTGCTAAGTTCACTCCTGCCTTTAAGAACAAGTACTGGGATGGTAAAATCAGGCTATTCAACGCACACTCGGGACTTCTTCCTGCGGGACTAATTGAATA